GAAATTTAAGACAAAGTCCAACTACTATTTACAAACAAGAAGCGTATAAAAGAGATAATCTAGATGTTTTTGTAAGAAAGATAAGAACATATGAGCATTATAAAACTTCTGGTGGTCAGAGATCTTTCATAGATTTTGATGACATGATTGAAAGAGCAATACATGAAGTAAACTTTCCACCATTAGATATTTTAATTTTAGATGAAGCTCAAGATTGTACTCCTCTTCAATGGGATGTAATTTATAAGATGGCCAAAAGAGTAAAACGTATTTATCTTGCTGGTGATGATGATCAAGGTATATACAAATGGAATGGTGCTGACCCGTTATATTTTACAGATTATTTTCCTGGTAGAAAAGTTAGATTAAGAAAGACAAGAAGATTTGGGGAGGCTATACATCACTTCTCACAAATTATTCGTAGGGGCATACAAGGTAGTATAGAAAAAGAATACCTGCCTTCAGATAAGGATGGTTATGTAAAAAGCTATTTTGATTTTAGCGACATACCTATAAAAAAAGAAAAGGGAACTTGGTTTATATTAGGTAGAATTAACAGCACTGTTAATGAATTAAGGATGATAGCAAAAGATGCAGGATTATATTTTAAAGATAACCACGAGAATAAATGTTTTGATCAAAAACAATGGCAAGCAATTAAGTCTTGGACAAGACTAAGTAATAGTAAAAAGATAAACAAACATGATGCTCAAAATTTATACAGATATGTTCGTGAGTTATCGCAAACAAGTTTTAGAGGAGATAAGTTTTGGATGGGAGAACCAGACTTTAGAGATTACAGTTTTGAAGAACTAAAAGATTGGTGTGGTCTTGCACTACCAGATAAATCTAAAAAGAAGCCATGGTTTTGGATATTGAGAAGAAACTTTAAACCAAAACAAACTAGACACTTTATTAGACTACTTAGAAACTATGGACAAGAAGAATTAGATCAGGATCCAAAAATTATTATAGATACAATACACTCTGTAAAAGGTGATGAAGCTGATCATGTAGTCATGTACAGTAAAGGTAATTATGCATCAGACTTTGGACATAAAAAAAGAGATGATAAAACAGATGAAAGGAAAGTTTGGTATACCGGAGTCACTAGAGCAAAAAGAACTTTACATTTACTTCGAACAGACTATAAATATAACTATCCATTAGGAGCAGATTATTTAATCTATATTAAGGAGAAAATGAATGACTGACGTAGGAATGTTTGACAAAATAGATGATCCTAAAGATAGGCAAATAGGCGGCCGACACTATAAGGGTTATGCCATATCACCATATGATTTCATATCACTAAACAAATTAAATTTTTTTCAGGGGGTATGTATTAAATATCTTGTAAGGTATTTAGAAAAGGGTGGAGAAGAAGACTTGCAAAAAGTAAAACATTATTGTGATTTAGAAATATCAAGATTACGTAAAGATAAGAAGATTATTGAAAAAAGAAAAATGCGAAAATAATGAGTTTACAACTAACAATGAATTTTAAAAAACACATTTGGTCGTGCCCATCTGAATATAAAGATTTAACTGGAGCTAAAGAAATAGCAATCGATTTAGAGACAAAAGATGATGGATTATCTGATGGTCTAGGTGCAGGCTGGGCTTTAGGTAAGGGTAATATTATTGGTTTTGCTGTAGCTGTAGAAGGTTGGCAAGGTTACTTTCCTTTTGGCCATTTCGGTGGGGGTAACATGATACCCGAACAAGTTAAAAATTATATGAAGAAAGTTTGTGCTTTACCATGCACTAAAATTTTTCACAATGCTCAATACGATGTAGGTTGGTTAGAAGCTGAGGGTATCAAAGTTAATGGCGATATAGTTGATACTATGATAGCGGCAGCCATAATTGATGAGAATAGATTTTCTTATTCTTTGAATGCATTATCTGTAGATTACTTAGGAGAGATAAAAGCAGAAACTGATTTGAAAGCTGCAGCGGCTGCACATGGTGTAGACCCAAAAGCAGAGATGTGGAAGCTACCTGCTGAGCATGTAGGATTTTACGCTGAACAAGATGCACGCCTCACGCTCCTATTATGGCAGAGATTTAAGCAAGAGATAGCTCAACAAAGCTTAACAACTGTTTGGGAATTAGAATCAAAACTATTACCTATCTTAATAAAAATGCGTCAACGAGGAGTGAGAGTGCAGGTAGACCGTGCTGAATCATTAAAAAAAGAAATGATACTCCAAGAAAAGAAAGTATTGCAAGAAATAAAAAAAGTTTCAGGAGAAGAGGTCGATATTTGGAACGCCAGAAAAATAGGAACAGCTTTTGACAAATTAAAAATAGATTATCCAAGAACTGCAAAAACTGGTGAACCTTCATTTACTCATAACTGGTTAGTTAATTCTAATCATAAACTAGCAAAGTTAGTATTACAAGGAAGAGAACTTAATAAATTTCATGGAACGTTTTTAACTTCTATAATGAAGTATCAAGTCGAAGGTAGGATACATGGTGAAATAATGCAGTTGAAATCTGAACATGGTGGTACAGTGTCAGGAAGATTAAGTATGTCTAATCCAAACTTACAACAGGTGCCTGCTAGAAACAAAGAGTTTGGTCCTAAAATTAGATCATTATTTATACCAGAAGAAGGCCATCAATGGGGAAGCTTTGATTACTCGCAACAAGAGCCACGGATGACGGTTCATTATGCAGCTTCTATCGGTGATGGGTATGAGGGATCACAAGAATTAATTGAGTCTTACAAAAATGCAAAAGCGGATTTTCATCAAACAGTTGCAGACTTAGTGGGTATTGAAAGAACTCAAGCTAAAACTATTGGATTAGGTTTAATGTATGGTATGGGAAAAAATAAATTAGCTATTAGTTTAGGTGTTACTAAAGAGGAGGCTGATGTTTTAATTTCTAAATATAATCGAAAAGTTCCATTTGTAAAACAGTTGTCTGATAAGTGTATGTACACAGCTCAAGAGAGAGGTGTGATAAGAACTAAAAAAGGTAGAAAGTGTAGATTCGATATGTGGGAAACAAAAGACTTTGGTTTACATGTTGCTGAAAAAGAAGATAATGCAATAGCTAAATATGGAAAAGAAAATATTAAACGAGCCTATACCTACAAAGCTTTAAATAGATTAATACAAGGATCCTCAGCAGATCAAACAAAACAAGCTATGATAGATTGTTATGAAGCAGGACATCTACCTATGTTACAAATTCATGATGAGCTTTGTTTTAATATAAAGAAAGAAGAACAAGCAAAAGAAATAAAAAAAATTATGGAGCAAACGATAGAGTTTAAGGTTCCGTTTGTAGTTGATTATGGTTTGGGTACCTCCTGGGGTCAGGCGAAGTAACGAAGATATAGCATATTGTGCAGGCCTTTTTGATGGAGAAGGTTGTGTGATGTATAAACAATATCCTAGATCTAGAAATGAAGGCAAGACTTCTCATTTAGTTTGGAAAATTACTTTAGAGATTAATATGATTGAGTTAGACCCATTACATTATTTTTATAACACATTTAGAGTCGGAACAATTTCACACAAAAGTAATCTTGGTTTTAGTAGAAAAGATCAATGGCGTTGGAGATGTTCTCATAGACAAGCTTTTGAAGTCGCAAAAAAAATATATCCATTTAGTATTGTGAAGAGACCAAAATTATTAAAGGTTATAAATCATTATGAGTATGAAAAGCCGATAGGTGTCCTGCAGAAAAAATACGATTTTTCAAAATTTTAAAATTTAACTTAAGCTTGTGCTTGAGCTAAATTTTCCTGTACATCCTGATATTTAATCGTGTTTCTTGTAGATCTAATATCAGTTTCTGTTTTGTGCATCTCTACAGTAACTCGGCCATTCAAAATTAAATCAGATGACCACTGGTTCTCAAGTTTCTGGAGCTTCACTAACAGTCTTCTTTTCTCCGGACTCATCAAGTTCCTCATAAGTTATGACGGTTTTTTTATGATTATAAAAGTCCTCATCTAAGGCAGTTATAATCCCGTCTTTTACTCGTTGTGAAAACCTATTCAATGCCTCTATGACTGTATCAGCTTTGATCCCTCAGATATTTACCACATGCTCTAGCTTGGATACGATAAGCTTTCATAGGATATAATATTAAAATTTATGCACCATGTCAACATCGGGGTCACTTGACAGGCAATATACCTCTTTATGGGTCATAGATAGCCCTTTTTTTGCGATTTCGTCTTGATAGCGGCTGAGATAGCTATAGAACTTAACTGAGCAATCAGCATGGCTTATAGCTCCAGGAATATATACCTGTGTGCATTGATCGTCCATATTTGGATGGTCATTACAGACATATCCGAATATTATCATTGCATAAACAAGTTTCATGAGAATA